ATGGCGAATGTTGAGCAGAGCGAAGAGAGTGCATCGTCCCAGCTTTTGCTGCGCGAAGCAGAGGAACATTACGCAGGGGCGTTGGGTGAAATCCTGACGCTGCGCCGCGCGCTGAGGGAGCGTGTGGATGTTTCGGAAACCGAGGTGAAGCGTGTGACGGGTAATTATACCCGTGCCACGCAAACCCTTTTTGACGAAAGGAAAAAGGTTGAAGAGATCGGCAGGCGCAATCGCGGAATCGTCAACGACTATGCAATCGACTTTGACGCCATCAGGGGTGAGATCGGGGGCCAGCTTGATCGCCTCCGCGCCCATATCGGTCCAAACGGGGTTTCTGAATGGGCTGAGTGAACAGGCGCTGTTGGGGTTGCCCTATCTGTTTGAATTTTGGGCGATGGAGCATCAATTGCCCCCGCCCGGCGATTGGCGATCTTGGGTGATCATGGGCGGGCGCGGGGCAGGCAAAACCCGCGCCGGGGCCGAATGGGTGCGCGCCCAGGTTGAAGGCAATATGCCGCTGGATCCAGGGCGATGTTCGCGCGTGGCACTGATTGGGGAAACCCAGGATCAGGTGCGCGAGGTGATGATTTTTGGCGATTCGGGGATTTTGGCCTGTTGCCCGCCCGACCGCAAACCGGTGTGGGAGGCAGGGCGCAAACGACTGGTCTGGCCCAATGGCGCCACGGCCCAAGTATTTTCGGCGCACGAACCCGAGGGGCTGCGCGGCCCACAATTTGACGCCGCTTGGGTGGATGAATTGGCCAAGTGGAAGAAGGGCCAGGAAACCTGGGATATGTTGCAATTTGCGCTGCGGCTGGGGGATGATCCGCGGTCATGCGTCACCACAACGCCGCGCAATGTGGCGGTGTTAAAGGGGATTTTGGGAAATCCATCGACGGTGATGACCCATGCGCCGACCAGCGCCAACCGAGCCAATCTGGCGCGCTCGTTCCTTGAGGAGGTCGTGGCGCGGTATCATGATACCCGGCTGGGACGGCAGGAATTGGAAGGGCAGCTGTTGGAAGATGCCGAAGGGGCGCTGTGGAATATGCGCGCGCTTGAGGCGTGTCGTGTGGCCGAAGAACCGGTGACATCGCGCATTGTCGTGGCGGTTGACCCGCCCGTGACCGGCGGCAAGGCCAGTGACGATTGCGGCATTGTGGTGGTTGGTGCGGTGATGGACGGCCCGCCGAACCAGTGGCGCGCGATAGTGTTGGAGGATGCCAGCGTTTCGGCCTCGTCACCCAATGCCTGGGCCACGGCGGCGGTGGCGGCGGCGCACCGATGGGGCGCAGACCGGATGGTGGCCGAGGTAAATCAGGGCGGCGATTTGGTTGAGGCGGTGGTGCGCCAAGTCGATCCGCTGATCGCGTACAAATCGGTTCATGCAACACGGGGCAAGGTGGCCCGCGCCGAGCCTGTGGCGGCATTGTATGAGCAGGGCCGGGTTTCCCACCTGCCGGGGTTGGGCGCGTTGGAGGAACAGATGTGCCAGATGACCACGGCGGGATTTGACGGCGCGGGCAGCCCCGACCGGGTGGATGCGTTGGTGTGGGCGCTGCATGATTTGATCCTGGCGCCCAGTGTTGCGCGCATGGCCCCGAAGGTGCGTACGCTGCGTTAGCGATATGGTTAAAGGTTTATGGGAAAGTGTTTTCATAGGCCTGAGATGCCCCCCCGGCCAAGGGCGCCGGGGGGCGGGGCGAAACAGACAAGAATTCAGCATGAGAACCGGTTGCGTCCATTACGGGCTGTGGCGCGGTTTTCTGTGGCCAGATGGCCGGACCTGAGGAGTGGATATGGTGTTTGATTTTCTGAAACGGTCGGCCACGGTGCCAGAGGCCAAGGCATCGGCGACGGGGCCGGTTGTGGCCTATGGATCATCCGGGCGCGTGGCCTGGAGCGCGCGGGACACGGTTTCACTGACCCGCAGTGGGTTTGTGGGCAATCCGGTTGGATTTCGCTGTGTCAGGTTGATTTCCGAGGCGGCGGCGGCCCTGCCGTTGACCTTGCAAGATGGCGATACGCGCTTTGCGACGCACCCGGTTTTATCGCTGATTTCCCGGCCCAATGGGGGGCAGGGGCGGGCCGAGTTGTTCGAGGCACTGTATGGGCAGATTTTGCTGTCGGGCAATGGGTATCTTGAGGCTGTGGGGAATGGCGGTGTGCCGCTGGAGCTGCATGTTTTACGCTCGGACCGGATGAAATTGATCCCTGGGGCGGATGGGTGGCCGGTGGGGTATGAATATTCGGTTGGCGGTAAAGCACACCGTTTTGCGGTGGAGGATGCCGTTTCGCCGATCTGCCATATCAAATCGTTCCACCCCCAAGATGACCATTACGGGTTATCGCCAATGCAGGCGGCGGCGCAGGCGTTGGATGTGCACACGGCGGCATCGCGGTGGAGCAAGGCGTTATTGGATAATGCGGCGCGGCCATCGGGGGCGATTGTGTATCGCGGCACCGATGGGCAGGGCACGTTGGGCGCGGATCAATATGACCGGTTGGTTAATGAGATGGAGGCGCACCACCAGGGCGCGCGCAATGCGGGGCGCCCGATGTTGCTTGAGGGTGGGTTGGATTGGAAGCCGATGGGGTTTTCGCCCAGCGACATGGAATTTCAGAAAACCAAAGAGGCGGCAGCGCGTGAGATTGCGTTGGCCTTTGGGGTGCCGCCGATGCTTTTGGGCATTCCGGGCGATGCGACCTATGCCAATTACGCCGAGGCGCACCGGGCGTTTTATCGCCTCACGGTGTTGCCCTTGGCGGCGCGGGTTTGCGGCGCGGTGTCACACTGGATGGCGGGGTTCACCGGTGAGGCGGTGCAACTGTCCTATGATCTGGACCAGGTTCACGCGCTGAGTGGCGAGCGCGATGCCCAATGGGCGCGGGTTTCGGCCGCGTCTTTCCTGAGTGATGGGGAAAAGCGGGCGTTATTGGGATTACCGGCGTTGGAAGTTGAGGAGTGAGCATGGGTTTCGATTTAGAACGCAAGTTTTGCCGCATTGGCGACGCGGTTTCCGTCACCGATGGCACGGTGATTGAGGGATACGCCAGCCTGTTTGGCGCCTGTGATCAGGGCGGCGATGTGGTGGCGCCGGGGGCCTATGGCGCGTCACTGGCCGGGCTAAGCGCCAAGGGTGGCAAGGTCAAAATGCTGTGGCAGCATGACCCGGCCCAACCCATCGGTGTGTGGGACGAGGTGCGCGAGGATGCGCGCGGCCTGTATGTGAAGGGCCGGATATTGCCCGATGTGGACAAGGGGCGCGAGGCGATCGCGCTGATCGGCGCGGGGGCGATTGACGGATTGTCGATTGGATACCGCACCAAGAAGGCCAGCAAAGACAGTGCCGGCAAGCGGCATTTGCATGAATTGGAGCTGTGGGAGGTGTCATTGGTCACCTTCCCCATGCTTCCCGAGGCGCGGGTGGGGGCAAAGGGCGATGCGCCTGGTGCCGATACCCTGCGCAGTTTGGCGGCGGCCCTTGAGGACGCGCGCGGGCTGCTGTTGCGGGGCTGACCCCCCGCGCAATCAGAAAGTGGGGGGCTGACCCCGCTTAATCAGAAGGCCAGCTTTCAAAGAAGGAATGCCGATGAGCAAGACCGAGACGAAGTCTGGGGTCAGAGAAGATCTGCCCGAAGAAAATGTGGCCCGGGCGCTGAGCGGGCTGGTGGGCGACCTGAAGCAATTTCAGGCGGGCATCGAGACGAAACTGAAACAAACCGAAGAGCGAGTGAACATGCTGGATCGTAAAACCATGATCGCGGGCCGCCCCGCATTGTCGCGCAGTGCCGAGGCCGAAGCGCCGCACCAAAAGGCGTTTGAAGCCTATGTGCGGTCGGGCGATGACGATGCGCTGCGCGGATTGCAGTTGGAAGGCAAGGCGCTGAGCACGGCTGTGGCGGGGGATGGCGGATATTTGGTTGACCCGGTGACCAGCGAAACCGTGCAGTCGGTTCTGAAATCGACCGCCAGCATTCGGGCCGTGGCCAATGTGGTGAATGTTGAGGCGACATCTTACGATGTGTTGATTGATACCACCGATATTGGCGCGGGTTGGGCCAGCGAAACCGGATCGCAGACCGAAACCGGCACACCGACGATTGATCGGATCGTTATTCCGCTGCATGAACTGTCGGCCTTGCCCAAGGCATCGCAACGTTTGTTGGATGATGCGGCGTTTGACATCGAAGGTTGGTTGGCGGGCCGTATTGCCGATAAATTTGCCCGTGCCGAGGCGTCAGCGTTTATCAATGGCGATGGCGTGGACAAGCCGAAGGGGTTTTTGACCCATAGCATCGTTGATGATGCGGCTTGGGCCTGGGATACGTTGGGTTATGTCGCGACAGGGGCCAATGGTGCGTTTGACGGGGCCGATGCGCTGGTCGATCTGGTTTATGCGCTGGGCGCGCAGTACCGCGCCAACGGATCGTTCGTGATGAACAGCAAAACCGCCGGTGTGGTGCGCAAGCTGAAGGATGCCGACGGCCGGTTCCTGTGGTCCGATGGTTTGGCCGCCGGTGAGCCTGCGCGCCTGCTTGGATATCGGGTGCTGATTGCCGAAGATATGCCCGATATTGCCAGTGGTGCCCATGCGATTGCCTTTGGTGACTTTTCCGCCGGTTATACCATTGCCGAACGCCCCGATCTGCGGATTTTGCGCGATCCGTTCAGCGCCAAGCCCCATGTGTTGTTCTATGCGACCAAGCGTGTGGGCGGCGATGTGTCTGACTTTGCCGCGATCAAACTGCTGAAGTTCTCGACCTCGTAAGGGGTTGGGCGGCCTGGCGGCGCTCTGCGGCTGCCAGGCCTGATTTGGGCGCGCGTTATCCCAAACCTGTGTTGTTAGCTGCTTCCCTCCGTCTGAGCGATGCGGGGATGTGCGCCCAACTTTTCGACCGTTTCGGGCCAAGGCGGCCTTTGCGGTTTGGCAAGGGTTCGAAGTTTCGGAGTGAGGTTTATGAATACAGTCGAAGTGACCCCAGTGGCATCCGCCGCCCTGCCCATGGCGCAGTTTCGCGACCATCTGCGCCTGGGCACCGGGTTTGGCGACGATAGTTTGCAAAATGGTGTGCTTGAGGCGTGTTTGCGCGCCGCCCTGGCCCGGGTCGAGGGATATTGCGGCAAGGCGGTGTTGGCGCGCGATTTTGTGCTGACCGTGGGGGAATGGCGCGAATTGTCGCGCCAGGTGTTGCCGATGGCCCCTGTGTCGGCGGTATCGCGGTTTGCGATTACCGATCGGGCGGGGGCGGAAACGGTGATTGAACCGGCGCAGTACCGTCTGATCCGCGATGCCACCGCGCCGATGGTGATTTCGGCGGGCTATGCGTTGCCGCGCATTCCGCTGGCGGGACACGCGGCGTTTACCTTTACCGCCGGGTTTGGTGACTGGGATGCGGTGCCGGGCGATATGGCGCAAGCGGTGCTGATCCTGGCGGCGTCTTTATATGAGGGGCGGGGCGGCGATGGCGGCGCGATGCCGGTCGCTGTGAGCGGGCTGTTATCGCAGTTTCGCACGCTGCGCCTGTTGGGCGGGGGCCGGGCATGAGCGGCGTGCAATTGAGCCGCAAGTTGGTGTTGGAACATCAGGTTGAAGTGCCGGACGGGGCCGGTGGATTTTCGCGCAACTGGACCGCGCTGGGCACGTTATGGGCCGATCTGCGCGTTGGATCGGGGCGGGCGCGAAGTGGCCAAGAGGTGGCATTGTCGCGCGTGACCTATCGCATCACCGTACGGGGGGCCGCCCAAGGCGCGCCATCGCGGCCCGCACCGGGGCAACGGTTTGTCGATGGCACGCGGGTGTTCTCCATTGATGCGGTGACCGAAGTGGTGCCGCGCGGCGCGTATCTGATTTGTTATGCACATGAGGAGGTTGCGCTGTGAGTTACGCAGTATCCGGCCCTTTGCAGGCCGCTGTTTATCAACATCTTTTGGCCGATGCCGCATTGGGCGCGATTGTCGGAACGGCGATATACGATGCGGTGCCATCGGGCGCGGTGCCCGCCACATACATCACCTTGGGCGAAGAAGACGCCGTGGACCGATCTGACAAAACCGGCGGCGGTGCGGTGCATACGTTGATGATTAGCGTGATCAGTGATGGCGCGGGCTTTGCCACGGCCAAGGCGGCGGCGGGCGCGGTTTCTGACGCCTTGCTGGACACCACGCCAACCCTAAGCCGGGGGCGGATTGTGGGGCTGTGGTTTGTGAAAGCCCAGGCGCGCCGCGTCGGCACCGGCGATCAACGCCGCATCGACCTGCGGTTTCGCGCGCAGACAGAAGACATTTAATTCAACCCAAACGGAGTGACGAATATGGTAGCCCAAAATGGCAAAGACCTGTTGATCAAGCTGGACCTGACCGGGGCCGGTCAGTTTGAAACCATCGCCGGACTGCGCGCGACGCGGGTGTCGTTCAACGCCGAAAGCGTTGATGTGACATCGCTGGAATCCCAAGGGGGCTGGCGCGAATTATTGTCGGGGGCGGGGGTGAAATCAGCCTCGATTTCGGGATCGGGCGTGTTCAAGGACACCGATACAGATGAGCGCGCGCGCCAGATCTTCTTTGATGGGATCACCCCCGCGTTTCAGGTGATCATCCCCGATTTCGGCATTGTCGAGGGCGCGTTTCAGGTGACATCGCTGGAATATGCCGGATCGCACAATGGCGAGGCGACTTATGAAATGTCGCTGTCATCGGCCGGCGCCTTGGACTTTACGCCGCTGTGATGGGCAACCCCTGGGCCGGAGAGGTGACCCTGGTGGTGGATGGCGTGCCGATGGTGGCCAAGCTGACCCTGGGGGCCTTGGCCGAGTTGGAGGCCGCGTTGCAGACCGGCACCTTGGTGGAAATGGTCGAGCGGTTTGAGAGCGGTCAGTTTTCAACCCGCGATGTGTTGGCCTTGGTCGTGGCCGGTTTGCGCGGCGGCGGGTGGCGCGGAACAACCGCCGATCTGCTGAGCGTGGAAATTGGCGGTGGCCCGGTTGAGGCCGCGCGCGTGGCGGGGGCGTTATTGGCGCGGGCCTTTGCCATGCCGGGGGATGGCGATGCCTAGCGCGGCGGGGTTTGATTGGCCGGGGTTGATGCGCGCCGGGATTGTTGGGCGCGGTCTGACGCCGCGCGAATTCTGGGCGCTGACCCCGGCAGAATTGATGATGATGTTGGGGCGCGGCGGTGCGGCCGCCCCCCTAAGCCGGGCCGGATTAAATGCGCTTGCCGCGCTCTACCCGGACAATGACGGAGGGAATTGTGATGGACTCGACACAGATTGACGATCTGGAGGATCAGATCATCGCGCTTGAGGCGACCTTGGGCGGGGCAAGCACCATGGCGGCGGCGTTTGATGGTGAGTTGAAGCGGATGCAATCGACGATTGCTAACACGGGCCGCGAGGTGAGCGTTTTGTCGAGCGGGATTTCGCGCGGGCTGCGCAAATCTTTCGACGGGCTGATTTTTGATGGCATGAAGCTTTCGGATGCGTTGAACGGATTGGCGCAATCAATGATCAACGCGGCCTACAATGCGGCGATGCGCCCGGTGACAAACCATTTCGGTGGGCTGTTTGCAACGGGAATCGAGGGGATCATCAACGGCTTTAGCGGCTTTGCCAATGGCGGCAGCTTTGCGCAGGGGCGGGTGATGCCGTTTGCCCAGGGTGGGATTGTATCATCGCCCACCACCTTTCCCATGCGCGGGGGCACCGGATTGATGGGCGAAGCCGGCCCCGAGGCGATCATGCCCCTGTCACGCGGGGCTGATGGCCGATTGGGCGTGCGCAGCGCAGGTGGCCAGGCGCCCGTCACCGTGGTGATGAACATTTCAACCCCGGATGTGCAGGGATTTCAACGCAGCCAAAGCCAGATTGCCGCCCGGATGGGGCGCGCATTGGGACAGGGCCAGCGCAACCGCTGAGGAGGAACAGATGTCATTTCACGAAATACGGTTTCCGGCCAATCTGTCGTTTGGATCCATCGGTGGGCCAGAGCGGCGCACCGAGGTTGTGACCTTGGCCAATGGTTATGAAGAGCGCAACACGCCTTGGGCGCATTCGCGGCGGCGTTATGACGCCGGATTGGGGATGCGATCATTGGACGATGTTGAACTGATGCTGGCGTTTTTTGAGGCGCGGCGCGGGCAGTTGCATGGGTTTCGCTGGAAAGACTGGGCCGATTATAAAACCTGCCCCGTCTCGCGCGAACCCGAATTTGACGATCAGATCATCGGCTACGGCGATGGGCAAAGCGCGGAATTTCAACTTTCCAAAACCTATCAGGCAGGGGCAAACCCGTATTTGCGCCCGGTGGTGAAACCGGTGGCGGGCACCGTGACCCTGGGCATGGAAGGCGATTTGCTGCGCGAGGCGGTGCATTTCGATCTGGATGTGACCACGGGCAAGGTGACGTTATACAACGTGCCCGCCGCCGGTGTGGAAATCACCGCAGGGTTTGAATTTGACGTGCCGGTGCGGTTTGATACCGATCTTATTCAGGTGTCGGTGGCCAGTTTCAAGGCCGGGAATGTGCCCAACGTGCCGGTGATCGAGGTGCGGTTATGACCGGGTTTCCCACCGCGTTGCAGGCGCATCTGGAAACCGGCATCACGTCGGTATGCCGCTGTTGGCAAGTGGTGCGCCGTGATGGCGTGCGGTTTGGGTTTACCGATCACGATAGCACGCTTGCCTTTGATGGTCAGGTGTTTGTCGCCTCCGAAGGGATGTCGGCCCGCGCGTTTGAACAGACGACTGGTTTGGCTGTCGATAACTCTGAGGCGCTGGGCGTGTTAAGCGATGTGTCGGTCAGCGAAGAGGATATTTTGGCCGGGCTGTTTGACGGGGCCGAGGTTTTGGCCTGGCTGGTGAACTGGGCCGATCCGGCGCAACGGGTGCTGCAGTTTCGCGGCGCGATGGGCGAGATTCAGCGCGCCGCCGGGGCGTTTCGCGCCGAATTGCGGGGTCTGACCGAGGCGTTGAACCAACCGCAGGGGCGTGTGTATCAGGCGCCCTGTGCCGCCGTGCTGGGCGATAGCCTGTGCCGGTTTGATCTGAACACACCCGGATATGTTGAGACCCGCGCGGTCGAGGCTGTGGAGGGGCGAAAATTCTTTCGCTTTGCCGCCTTGGACGGGTTCGATGATCGGTGGTTTGAACGCGGTCGGTTGATCGTGCAAAGCGGCGCGGCCAAAGGCATTGTCGCCATCATCAAGAATGATCGGTTGATGGGCACCGGTCGCACGATTGAGGTATGGGAGGCGCTGCGCCTTGAGATCGCGCCCGGTGATATCGTGCGTCTTGAGGCGGGATGTGACAAGCGCGTCGAATCTTGCCGATTGAAATTCAACAATATCAACAATTTTCGCGGATTTCCCGATATCCCGGGTGAGGATTGGCTGATGGCATATCCGCGCAGCGGTGATGATACGGGCGGTGGGTCATTGACGCCGCGCCGCCAGGTTCGCGCATTGCCACGAGCGAGCGGAGGCGATTCATGAGGGGGCCGGGCGCTGACGCGGCGGCCCATGCGCGCGAATGGATCGGCACGCCGTACCGGCATCAGGCCTCGTGTCTGGGCGCGGGCGTGGATTGTTTGGGGTTGGTGCGCGGCGTATGGCGCGCGCTCTATGGGCGCGAACCTGCACAGGTGCCGCCCTATACGCCCGATTGGTCAGAACCCCAGCAGGATGAACGCCTGTGGCGTGCCGCGGCACTGTATCTGGTGGCACAGCCTTTGGGTGATTTATCGGTCGGCGATGTGGTGCTGTTTCGGATGCGCCAGGGCAGCGTGGCCAAACATCTGGGCATCATCGGGCAAACCGGCCCGGAGCCCACATTCATTCACGCCTATACGGGGCATGGCGTGGTTGAAAGCCCGCTCAGCGCCCCCTGGCGCCGCCGCATCGTGGCGCGCTTTGAATTTCCTGACAGGAGGCACTGA